TAACTTAATCGTGGCAGTACTTATGTGCCATACTAAGGTGGAACCTGCGAAAAATTTAGCAGGGCTGGTCCAGTATTACCCAGCTCTGTTCTGCCTCCCGCCTCCTCTCACAATCTCATCATCATGCCATCCGCTCCCGGTACCCGTTATCAACGTTGGTGTTTCACTTTAAACAACTACACTAATGACGACATCATCCACATTGAATCCCTCTACGGAGATTCCGCCAACCACATCCAGTATCTTGTCATCGGCCGAGAAGTCGGCGATAATGACACTCCACACCTTCAAGGTTTCGTCTCTTTCTCCCGCCGCTACACTCTCGCTGCAGTTAAAGCTCTTATCTCTGAACGAGCTCATTTCGAGGGTGCTAATGGTACTTCAGCACAGGCCGCCACATATTGCAAAAAAGATGGTACATTCACTGAATTCGGTGAAGTACCGGTCAGTGGCAAAACGAATTATCTCGAAGATTTCTTCAAGTGGTCTGACGCCTTCCGCGAAGACAACGGCCGTACTCCGACTGCTCGAGATGTCGCTCTTGAACATCCGACCGTCCTCGTCCGCCACCGCAACATTCTTGATGTCCTTACGCATCGAGCTCCACCGCCGCAATTGGTTGCTAATCCTGAACCCCGACCTTGGCAAATGGAGTTGGAAGAGCATCTTACCGACGACTCTCCCGACGATCGCACAGTTGAATTCTTTGTAGACGAAGATGGTGGTAAGGGAAAATCCTGGTTTCAGCGTCACATGCTTACGAAATATCCTGATAAAGTCCAATTGTTGGCTCCTGCTAAACGTGACGACATGGCTCACACTATCGATATCCAGAAATCTATCTTCCTTGTGAACGTTCCGAAAACTCAGATGGAATTTCTACAGTACAGTCTTCTGGAACAACTGAAGGATCGTACAGTGTTTTCTCCGAAATATTCTTCAATGATGAAAATCTTGACCCAGACTCCTCATGTGGTAGTCTTCTCTAATGAATTCCCGGATATGAACAAAATGTCTGCTGACCGATACATTGTCCAGGAACTAGAATAATATATGTAATAAATCGCAGTGAAAATTATGGATATTTAATTTTACTGCACTACAAACGAACTGTCCCAGGGCGAAACGGAAGAGTACGGCCGTGAGGCCGCACGGATGACTGAGCACCCCCGCGTCTTGAGACCACACCCAAAGGTTAGGGAAAGATTAGGGATCCTTAAAATAAAAGATACTCTCGTAACTCAAACGAACACATTCTTCCGGTGTTTCCGCAATCGCGGTACCATTCTTGTGCCAACACATGAAATACAAGATCGGATCCAACGTCTGCTCCACACCTCCGGTCGCGCTCGCTCCTTCGAATTTAATTGGAATGTTCCTCAAAGGAACCCACACTTTAATTGTCTTGGAATCCGTACCCAACGCGTCTTCAGCTCCAGCTGTCAACATGAATTTGAAATCCCGCAATTTACGGAATGACTTACGGTCCAACGATGCAATCGTCCTCTGGAAGTAACCTGGAAACTCTTGGATCTCCTGATTCTCTTCGGTTTCTTTATCCATGAAAATCGAATCCACTTCTGCTGATGATCGATCATACTTCTTGTATCCCACGATCACACGTACGACCATATCTTCTGTCTCACGGAGATTCTCGAAGGTCATTCGAATCGCCATACCTGTCGAAACAATACTGTTCCCACTTCTCTGGTTCTTAATCAAATCCCCTGCAGTGATGATGGGCACACGTGCCAATGGAGTACGAGCCACAGGATCGGTAATAGACAGATCCCGAAGAGTAACTTCGCCACGAACAGCATGTCTCTTAGACTCTGCGGACTTGAGCGCCTCACGCCGCACTCGTTTACCAAACGACATACGACGGCGCCGCATTGGCATACGACCTCGACGTCTTCGGACGTACCTGATTCTACGGAGTGGGTACCTGCGTCGGTAGGTTCTCTTTCTTGTATACGGCATACCTTGGTTGTTTTTTCTTTTCTTGTATGGTGTACCTACGTCTAGTGCGGACCAAACTCGTTTTTTTCCTGATAAATAACCGAGTGGACCAAAACCTTCTTCAATTGTGATAGTGTTAGCGATTTGGTCTTCGACTCCACGCTCAACACGACCTATCCACTTAGGCAACATTGTGTGACCAGCTAACCTAACTTTAGTCGTGCCGGGTCCGGTTCATAACCTAACTTAATCGTGGCAGTACTTATGTGCCATACTAAGGTGGAACCTGCGAAAAATTTAGCAGGGCTGGTCCAGTATTACCCAGCTCTGTTCTGCCTCCC